TCCAAAATTTGAAGAGTTATTAAAGAAAAACGCAAATAGAAATATTAATAAAGACGGCGCAGAGTATATAGTAAAAAGTATTACGTTCAAACAATAATTGTATAACCATTTTCTGTTCCATCAAGTTTTTCGCTTTTTGCGGGTTCTAAATCATATACATCTCTTACTAAATTCCCACCGGAAACAGGCGTAATGAAATATAATGGCTTAGTTTGATCTAATTTTGACAGTAAATCAATCAAATCTTTAACAGTATTTCCTTCGAATCCATGCTTTCCAAAATCTTCAATTTTAATCATTTTCCATACCACCTTTAACTTTTTATGTACAAGCCCGCAGAAGCGGGCTATTTGTTTACCATGGAAGCTTATTATTCTTTCACACGTGTAATATCTGTATAAATGTGTTCTTGTCCACTATCATCAATCCACTTTTTTTCTACAACTCCATTTTCAAAAAGTGTGATCGTCCCTTTTTCTGGGAAGGTGAACCAATTGTTCTTGTCGGGGTCCTGGGTGGTTTTATTCCCAAAGGAACCCGACATCATATCTTCAGGAATGTACCTTCCGCTACAAACCTGACCGCATTTTACCCCACTTGCATCCAGTTTATGGATTTTTAAATCATCTTTCTTCATAACAATTCATCTCCTCTGGTTTCTACTTCTTAACTAATTTGATCTGAATACCTTCAAGACGTTTGGATTTACCAGTTGTTCCAGCAACTTCGCCATCTTTGACCCAGCCAGTCCATCCGATACCTTGCACGTGGACACGATATTGAATACTGTACTTCTTAGCCAATTCTGTATCACAGATACGAATGCGGACTGCTTCCATTCGCAAAGATTCTCCTTTAGTTCCTTGAGATCCTTTACGGTAACCAAGCCAACCTTTTCTTTGAATATGGGTATTTATTTCGATTGGAGATCCTTTTCCATCGTACAAAACTTCGAGCCACTCGGCACGCAATGCTTTACCGGTTGTCCCAGCTGTAACACCTTCTTTGACGTACCCCAATGTCCCTCCTTTGTACTTATTATTTGACTGAACATGCATACGATATCCTAAGCCATCGACTTTATCTTTTGTTCCTTGAGAAAGAACTTCTTGTACCACCTTATTTTGCGTATTGTTATTGGTGCTCGCTGCAACAATATACTTCATGATTTGTTCAATAAAATAGTCTTTGACAGCATTTACAGATTTTCCATGTAATGCCCACGAACGGTGTGGACAATCAGTAGACGAAAATTCTCTATGAAGTCTTACTGTGTTTCGATTGATATCTAAGCCCCAAAAAATCATATCCTCCGCCACTTGTTTAAACACCGCTTGTTCATTTGCTAAGAACTCCTCATCAGTTGCTGAAAAAGATTGGCAAACCTCATAACCGACGTAGTTTTGATTTCCTTCATAGTTAGCTGTATGCCATGCGGCATTATAAGTATCTTCAACTCTAGCCATTTCATCACGATTACCATAATAATGAGCAAATCCTTTTGAAGATTCCCCATTCTTATAGCGTTGCTTAAGCCATGTCACATACTGGGATGGTGTCATGCTTCCACCATCATTGTGAATAACGACACCTTTAGGACGTGACCCAATATTCCTACCACCAGCTATTCCTTTAAAAATAGATTCATTAATAATCTTCATGTCTATCTTCCTTCCTATAAAAGAAAAGAGCAGCCGCTATGCTACTCCTTCTTTTCTGTGAATTCTTGACCATCACCATAATCTGGTATATCTTTGCTATCCAGAGCTTGAGTTTCAGATTGTCCGTCGCCATAATCTATTTTGATTTCTGTTACTTTGGGTTTTGGATTTTCAGTACTATCCTGTAATTTAGTTAGTCTTTCTTTTACCCAGTTTGGGATTGGAACTCCCAGTTGTCCGAGATTTTCAACAATTGAGATTCCATATACTGCGATATAGAAAAAGACGAATGCAGTCGCAAACGTCTCGAGATTCATAATCTTTAGGTAAGGATAGGCAATGATCACTAAGCAAACAACTAGCATATGTTTAACGATTCCAAGTAGCCCTTTTGTACTATTGGCATCTTTAACGAACACCCCTTTGCATAATCCTGTCACAATATCCCCTACTACTACCCAAAGGAACAGCTGCACATATCCATTTGTCAGCAACCCTCGAAATTCATTTAGTAACACTGCATTATCAATAATCACCATATTAACCACCTTTTCTAAAAAAATAAAAAAGCCGATATATATCGACTTTTAAGGAACAATAGTATCAGTTTCTATCATCTTTGCTTGCCATTGTTTCAAAATATCAAATCTGTCCTGAGAATTGACTCCATAAATTTGATAGTAAATTCCACTTTCATTTAAAGTATCAATCATTTGCTCAGTTATCATCTTATCTGATATTGAGAGTAGTGCGTGTTCGTACTCTTTAACTTTTTTTATCTCACTCTCTATTTTACTGCCTTCAGGAACTAACCAAGATACGCACGCTTCGGGATATAGGGTATTTAAGAATTTTCTTTCATCTTCATCAGATAAAACAAAAAAAGTTTTTTCGAACATTCCATGAGACTTTATTTTTTCAACTATTTTTGTAACGAACTCTTCATCCATCCAGTTCCCCTTAGAACCGTCTATGTTCAATATTAATTCGCTATCTGACAATTGTTCAATTGCTTGATCGAAAGTAGGAACTCTCAACACTTTGTTAGAATATTTGCGATATCCTTTAGTATTTATCTCCAGTTCCTTAACTTGATCACTTGTCAATTGTTCTAATGGTCCTTTACCATTAGTAGTCCTATCAACAGTATCATCATGCATAAGAAATATTTCTCCATCCTTACTTACACGTGGATCTATTTCAACTGCTCCATATCCTAATTCAATTGCCGAGTGAATGGCCTCTACTGTATTCTCGGGTGCTACAGTATGAGCTCCTCTGTGGGCTGATAGTATTGTTTCATTGCTATCAAGCCAAGAAAAATCATTATTACATCCAGATAATATAAAGACAAAACTTAATAATGTCCCCAAAAAAAGTTTTTTCATGCTTACCTCCTACTTTGTCCAATTATCACAAATATTAGAAAATCAGTCAATGTCATGTAATTCATGTTCATGATTTTTACGGAGCTAATTTATCGGTCTCGGCCATTGGTACTCCCATAACTTTTAATCTATCCAGATCCAAGGTGCTATTTACTCCATAAACTTGAAAGTATATGCCGGATTTTTTTAACTGTGACAAAACCGCATCAGTCGCTACACTTAGTGGTATGGATAAAAGCGCGCCATTATAATTCTTGATATTATTAATAGCAGTAGAAATTGAATTTGCATCATTGTGTAACCAAGAAAGAATGGCATCTGGATATCGATCATTGAAAACTGAACGCTGCAGACTATTTGAAATCACAAAAAAAGTTTGATCATATAAGCTGTATTTTTTTAAAATACTAATTACTTGATTTGTAAATTCGAGGTTAGACCAGTCTACTTTTGATCCATCTAAATTAACAATAACATCTGAATTCGAGATAGCTCTGATTGCTTCCTCAAAAGTCGGGATTCGTAATACTTGATTTGTATATTTTGGATAATCATCACTTTTTATTTCCAAACTCATTATCTCATTAGATGTCATATCTGCAATATATCCTGAACCGTTTGAAGTACGATCAACTGTATCGTCGTGCATTAGGAAAATTTCTCCATCCCGGCTAATTCTTGGGTCAATTTCAATCGCTCCATAGTTTAATTTAATTGCTTCGTTTATACTCTCTATAGTATTTTCTGGAGCTACTATAGTTGCTCCCCTGTGGGCTGATAATCTAAACTTATCAATTATCAGCCAGCCGGGAAAGGGTCATCAGTAAACCAAGTTCCATAAACATATTTATTTCCGCTTGTCGATGACCCAACCCTAATCAAATTAGTAGCTTGCCGTTCTGCCACACCATTCATTTCATGGTTACTAGGATTTCCTACTACTGATACGGACAAAGGTACATTCCACATAGTGTCGCTAAATTCGCTACTAAGCCTAAAGCCAACAGGAATACTATGAATATCTATCATATTTGTTGTTGTAGCACCACTAGAGAAGTTTAGTCTCGCAAAAAAATCAACTCTGTCCCCTTGTCTTCTATACTGCCAAAAAGCATCAGAAAATGAGCTTTTTGAAGTTGAAATTACATCGCTTAAGCTAAATTTGGCTATAGCAATTTCAGATGTAGTCGCAATGGATAGATTTGAGGATCCGTCGAAGTTTGCTGATCCAGTTACTGCCCCACTTAACGAAATTGTTCTAGGTGTGGCTAGTTTCGAAGCAGTTGGAGCATTTCCTGCTAATGTTGCGGATATACTGGTATTAGAAGATCCATCAAAAGTTGCTGATCCAATTACTCCACCAGTTAGAGAGATAGTTCTTGCAGCTGCTAACTTTGTGGCGCTCGGCGCAGTATCAGTTGTCAATGCAAATGTTTGCCAGGACTGCCAGGTTCCATTATTCTTTATCCGTATTCTAATTTTTTGATCTGTGCTATTTAGACTGTAAGCCACTTGAGTTATATAATTCGCATTGTGTACCATGGATTGGATAAACCACCATCCAGTATCTGGAGCGTTTATCATTGTACTACCCATGAAAACCCCTGATTCAGCAAGGTCATTTAGATTAGTGTTACTTATTTGAGTCACTGTACTATTGGAATGCCCTCTAACATTCGTTTTGCTATCCAAACTCCCTTGTAAATCAGTTATATTTGCTATGGTATGCTTATGACTGTTATCCGAAACTGTCACTCCAATACTAATATCTTTTGACCCGTCAAACACAGCTGTTCCCGTTGCCCCTCCTGATAGTGAAATGTTGCGCGCAGAATTTAGTGAGGTAGCTTTCTCGGCTATCAAGCCTGTTTGTTGGGTATTATTGTTTTTGGCTATTCCTGTCCATGACGACCAAGCTGCTGACTCTGTTTTAGATCTAACAGCAATGTCTCCATTTGACATTCGTTTAGCGGTTTGATAAATCCGGGTATTATTAAGTCCTGTTTCTACTTGTAAGGAGAAAGTACCATTTCCAAATGGTGTATTTGTCAGTGTGCTTGTATTGCCATCTGATACTGAACTCCAAAAAGCTGGGATAGTTAGGTTATTCAAGTCTGTATTTGCTGCGATATCTCTTTGATTTGGATCAGCAACCACTTCGATATCTGTAGTACCATCGAACGAAACACCATTTATTGAACGAGGCGTCTTCAATTTGGTAGCTGAAGCAACATTTCCAGAACTAATCTCACTCTTTACAGCTGCTACCTTGCTATCCGCTTCCGCTTTTGTATATGCACCAACATTATTGGCAGGAATGGAGATATCCTTAGTTCCGTCAAAATCAATACCTGCTATTTTTCTTACTGTTGTTAATTTATTTGCGGAAGCTACTGAGCCAGATTGAATTTCAGATTTTGCTGCAGCTACTTTTTGATCAGTGTAGGTTGTTGCTTCAGTCTTTTTTGTATCAGAATATGATTTTGCTGCACTTAATGTTGATGTATCCCTCTCATCAGCCTCGGTTTTAGTATAAGCTCCAGTTTGCCCTGCGGTTACTCCATGCGGATTGTCTTTTTTCACAGAGTGTAAATCCGTGTATGCTTTTGCGCCTGAGAGAATAGCTGCATCTTTAACATCCACTTCAGCTTTCGTGTAAGCTCCAGTTTGTGCCGCTGAGACATTGTGAGGATTCGATTTATTATCCGTATGATTTTTAAGATTAGTTGCATTTTGCAAATTATTTTGTTGTACGTTTTCTAAACCATCTTCCCAACGTTGGGCGTCATCAGGATAAATAATATCTTCATTTTTCCATTGTTTTGCCATCTATTTCACCTCAATTCTATACTTAAACAATGTATTACCATTAATTGGAACGTAAACTTTACATTCAGAAAGAAGAGCTTCTCCCTCATAAAACTCCAACTTCCTCAATATTAAAATTTGTTCTGGAACTTCGAATTCAATTAACAGTGTAGCTCCCTCAGATGCGGAGCTAAATTCGCTAACAATCACCTCATCATTTAGTCGGATACTGGTGATCATTTTTTTTATTTCGAGATTGACTTTTGACTTAAAAATCTCAGTAATCATTGAAGAATCACCTCGCTCTCTTCAGATCGTCTTAATAGCTGATCCTTACCAACTCGACTCCTTCCAAGTCGAAAATAGGTTAATGGTGCTATTGCAGCAGATTCCACTAATGTAATTTCTTGGAGATACGTCGGGCTTTGTATATAAATAACATTTGCTGGTTTTACTTTATGGATAATTTTTTGAGCTTCTAAAAACCAATTTGCGTTATCTGCAGCAGTTTCCAAAACCATTTGATACTCATCATAGTTAACGATCAACAAATAGTTTTCTTTACCGAAAATTCTGTTCAAATGGTCCTTTAAATATGAAATCGTAAAAGGAGGAGTCGATTGTAATCGATTTAAAATTCTCTGCTTTCTAAATTCAAGATCTTCTGTTTCAGGATTAACAAGGATTCTTATAAGCTGTTCATGGAAATAAATCATCTGCTCATCTGCAGTTTGAATCCATTGGTTATTTTTAATCTTTTTAAGATGCTGATCCACTTCTTGAATCAGTTCGTCTTCGACCTCAAATAAAACATCAAATTCCTTGATACTCTCATACCAACTCGGCACTAAATCTTTAAGACTCATAGAGCATTCACTTCCCCGAGCATTGGTAATTCTTGTTTAATATCAGTCAGCTCCATCTTCACATCAGCTTCTACATTGTTCAGTTTTAATGATTGGACGTTGGCCACACCTAACACTGACAAAATTACTGCAGTTATTTGCGATCGAAAGATCCAGCATTCATAGCCTGAATCATTACGCTCATCCCAAGACTTTCTTACTTTATCAAAATAATCGGCTACAACATTTTGTATTTGAACTTCAACTTGAGGATAGGTAATCCCTGAATTCAGAGTTAATTCGAAAGATACATCAACCACTTTTTCAGCAGGACCTGCAACAGTTACCTTGTGTCCAATAGGTGCATATCCTAAACCTTGTCCATCTTTTGTTGGATCAATCAGCTGTTGAACTCGATCGATTAGCACTGAAGAAGCTGAGTGATAAGTATCATCCAAAATAACCAACCTCACTGTTCCCCCACCGTTCCAAACTGGATACACTTGAACTGCTCCCACTCCATCGATACTTGATGTTAAATAGTAGTAGTCAGAGATATTTCCGCCAAAAGTTACGATCTCTTTAGCTTCTATAATTCTCTTTCTTAAATCTTCATCTGATTCAGTATCTCTAGCAGGAATCAATATTTCAGTTAAAACAGCTTCTGCTAATCCATTAAAGTTATCCAACGGTAGCAATGTACCAATAAACTTGTTTCCTATTTCGCCTTCAGTTTCTGCTTGCATTCGGTATGTGCCGGGTTCTGAATCTTCAACAATTACGCGGTAATAAACTGCTTCCTCTCCTGTAGAAGAAAATCTACTGCCGATGGCCAAAGAAAATGGACTACCATCAGATCGCTTGAATTTTGCTCGAACAATAGATTTTGTAGCTTGAATACGATTTAAACCAGCTTCTTCTGCTCGATAATCGAGATATTCCCCAGTAGCAGTTGCAACAAATGTATCTAAAAGCACATTTTTCAGCTGCATTACGAAATCTGACAATTGGTAGCAGGTCGGTGCTAACGCATCGTAGATGATAGATCCTTCTCTCGTATCAATACCTTCAGGAACTCTTGAGAGGGCATCATTTATAAAATAGTCGAAATCATAAACCTCCAGATAATTTCCAATTTCTTCTGGATTCATTCCACGTTCACCTCCTGATCAATTTTTATTTGTCCAAAGATCGTCGATACAAAAAAAGAAACCAGAAGTGTACTCCTGCTTTCTTTTGAAATGTAAAAACTTTCTAATCCTACAATTCTTTCATCCGGTGATAAAGCTTCTGTTATTACTCGCTCAATCTCCGAAATAACCAGATCTAAATCTTGGCCAACTAAGTTCTGTAATTCAATACCATAGTTATCT